GGAAGGGAAATTCCAGGGGAAACTGGGAGAATTCTCCTGGGCGAGCCCGGCGACGCACAGACTGAGGTTCAAGCTGCCAGATGGTACCCGCGTCGAGTCGGACATCTACTTCCTCGGCCTCGATGATCCGGACGGGATCAACAAGGTCCGAGGCATGCCGCTCACCTTCGCCTGGCTGAACGAGTGCAAGGACATCCCCTTCGGGTTGATAACGATGATCTACGGCCGCTGCGGCCGCTACCCGCGCATGGAAGATGGCGGCCCGACCTGGTACGGGATGTTCGGCGACACCAACATGCCCTACGCCGGCCACTGGCTCTACGAATTCGCCGAGAACAAGCACCCGGAAGGCTGGGAGTTCTTCAAGCAACCGGGTGGCCTGGTGAAAAAAGACGGCCACTGGGTCGCCAATCCCGACGCCGAGAACCTCGCCAACCTGCCCCCAGGCTACTACGTGGACAAGATGCACGGCATGGGCGAGGACTGGATCAGTGTGTTCCTCGCGGCGAACTACGGCTTCGCGATGGACGGCACCCCAGTCTACCCTGAATATAGCGACTCTACCCATTGCCGGGAGTTCGAGGTTCCACGTGGAGCAGTCCAGCTTCGCATCGGCCTTGACTTCGGAAACACCCCGGCCGCGATCATCGGGTGGCGCCTGCCGAACGGTGCCTGGCGCTGGCACTCGGAGGTCGTGACCGACGCCTTCGGGATCGTGCGCTTCGCCGAGCTCCTGGGGATCCACCTTCGCACTCACTACCGCGAGATACCGATCGCCTCGATCACGGGCGATCCGTCAGGGGATGTGATGCAGTCCTCCGACACCGAGGAGCGAGATGTTTTCAGGATCCTGGCCGCGCACGGCATCAAGGCGCAGCCAGCGCCCACCAACGACCCGACCGTGCGCCGCGAGGTGCCGGCGAAGTACATGCGGATGATGATCGACGGGGAGCCCGGGTTTCTGATCCACCCGCAGTGCAAGGTCGCGCGCATCGGCCTAGCTGGCGGATTCAAGTACAAGAAGCTGCGCGGGGTGCTCGAAGGGATAGTCAGTGCGAAGCGGGACAAAAACATGTACAGTCACGCCGTTGAAGCTGGCGAGTACGCGATGCTCGGTGCGGGCGAGGCAAGCATGCTGATGAAGCCGATGGCGCAGAAGCCGTCTTCGCGCCGTCGCGTCGAGGTCGCCGATGGCGTCGAGGAAGAATACTTCGGACTGGAGTGACACCATGGAACGCCACGTCTATGAGCCGACATGGAGCGAGAAACTCCTGTTGCGGCAAGCGATTGATGAGGTAGAACTTACCTACGAACTCATCACGTACTACACGATCTGCAGCGTCTTCGGGTTCGTTACCGGATATGGGATGGGAAGCATGATTGGCTTCATCCAATTCTGACCATGCCCATGCCTGCCCCGAACTTGCAAATGTCACCGGCCGCAGTCGATCTGGGACTTGGAGGCGGAGGCCCGCTGCAGCAGCAGTTGAACGAGGAGGAGATTCGGCGCAAGAAGAAGCTCCTCCAGCAAGCGCAGGCGCAGTCTCCGGCCACGGCGGCCCTATTTCCAGGAATGGGTAACGGCTTCCAAATCTGATGCCGGATTACGCTACCGGAACACCTCGCCAGCAGTCTGCATACGAGGAAAAAATTGTAGAGGAAAGCCTGCGCGAGTTTGCGCAGATGCAGACTTACCGGCACACCTTCGCCGCGCACTGGGAGGAGATCGCAGAACTGATCCTCCCCACCTCGCGTAATACCTTCGAGTACGGGAACTACAACTGGCCTGGCGAGAAGAAGACCGATCGGCAGGTTGACGCGAACGGGATGATGGCGCTGAACAAGTTCTCGGCCATCTGCAATTCTCTCCTCACTCCGAAGAACATGATGTGGCACGGCCTGCGTGCGAGCGACGACTATGTCATGAAGGACCGCGCCACGCGGCTGTGGTTCGAGCGCGCGACGCGGATCCTGTTCAACTTGCGCTATTCGCAATACTCAGGTTTCGCCGCACAGATTTCCGACTGCTATACGCAACTTGGTGCGTTCGGGACCAAGGGCCTGTTCATCGACGAGTTCGACACGAGCGAGCATCCGTTCGAGGTCGGCATCCGCTACCACTCGATCCCGCTGGGCGAGTTGTTCATCCGCAAGAACCACCAGGGCATCGTCGATGGATTCTGCCGCTGGATGCGAATGACTGCACGGCAGGCGTACCAGAAATGGGGCCAGCTCGGCACGTTCCCCGATGCTTTGCGCGCCCCGCTCGAGGCCAAGAGCGAGACGTTCTACGACTTCCTACATCGCGTGTGCCCGCGCTCGGACTACGATCCGGAGCGACTCGACGCCAAGGGCAAACCCTGGGCGAGTTACTACGTCGCGCTCACGCAGAAAGTTCTCCTGAGTGAAGGCGGCTATCGCAAGTTCCCGGCCGCCATCTCAAATTACGCGACCGCCCCTGGTGAGGTATTCGGTCGCTCGCCCGCAATGATGGTCCTGCCGGCGCTGAAGACGATCAACGCGGAGAAGAAAACCTTCCTTAAGGCAGGCCACCGCGCCGCCGATCCAGTGCTCCTCACGACCGATGATGGGATCACCGATCCCAGTCTGCGGCCGGGGGCGCTGAACAAGGGCGGCATGTCCCTGGACGGCAAGGCGCTGGTGGGCACGCTGCCAGTGGGCAACATCCAGATCAACGAGAAGATGATGGACATGGAGAAGGCGCTGATCGAGGATGCGTTCCTTGTCAACCTTTTCCAGATGGCACTCAACCTGAAAGACCTGCCGCAGATGACCGCGACGCAGGTCATCGAAATCACGAACCAGAAGGGCATCCTGCTTGCGCCGACGGTTGGCGCGCAGGAGGACGACCTCGGGCACATGATCGAGCGCGAACTGGACGTGGCGTTTGACATCGGCGCCTTCGCCAATGACCCAATGCCGCCACGTCTACGTGAGGCGATGCGCTCGGCCAAGGTCGTCCCGGTCTACACCTCGCCGCTCTCCAAGGCCATGCGCGCCCAAGAAGCCGCAGGCTTCATGCGCGCCGTTGAGTTCAGCAAGGAGCTCATCAACATCACGCAGGATCCGTCCCACTTGGATTGGGCGGACCTCGATACCGCTATGCCAGAGATCGCTGACATCAACGGCGCTCCGGTGCGTTGGACCGCGACCGACGCCGCGAAAGAGAAAAAGCGCATGGACCGCGCTGCCGCGATGCAGCGCCAAGAACAGATTCAGGCGGCTCCCGCCGCCGCCGCGATGATGAAGGCGCAGGCCGCAGCCGCCAAGGCTGGCATGGTCCCGCCTGGACAACAGCCAGCTACCGGTGGGCCGCCTCTTGCCCAGCAGGTGCAAGGTGCATAGATGGCGGTAGTGGTGCCCCGCGAGGCGCTTGAGTTCCTTCGGCTACGCAAGCGCGCGTATCAACTCACGTTCGGAAACAACCGGATTGTCACTTCGCTCCGTCGCGCTTATGCGGTGGCGTTCGGGAACTACGCCGGGCAGGAAGTCCTCACCGATCTCTCGAAATTCTGCCGCGCAGTCCAACCTGAGTGGAGCGATGACGCACGGCATCACGCGCGCCTGTCAGGCCGCAGAGAAGTGTTCCTACGCATCACCGAGCACATGCACCTTTCCAGCGAACAACTCTACGCACTCTACAATGGAAAATCTATCAAGCCGCCAGTTGACGACGACCAGGATTCTTGACCTGATCGAATCTGTGCGTGCGTTGCGTGTGCTATTCATCGGGCATGAGATCATCGACGAGTATCACTACGTCAACTCGCTCGGGAAGTCGCCCAAGGAGCACCTGATACCTGTGCGATTCGATCGCAAGGAAGTGTTCGATGGCGGAGTGATCGCAGCAGCGAACCATGCGAGGAGTTTCTGCTCGCGAGTGGACGTATTCCCGGTCGGCAATCAGGTGCGTAAGGTACGCTACGTCGATCCTCTCTACACCAGGAAACTATTCGAGGTGCATTTCAACGGAGAGCGACGCGAAAGCCCTGCATATCCTGGCGATTATGACATTACGATCATCGCCGATTTCGGTCATGGAGATATACCCAATGCGTATCCTGGCGGGAAATTCCTAGCCGTGAATGCGCAGACCAATTCATCGAACATCGGCTACAACCTCATTACGAAATACAAGCGAGCTGACTATATCGTCATCGACGAACCAGAGGCGCGTCTTGCCGCAGCCGATCGCTACGGTCCTATCGAAGAAGTGATCGGCAAACTGGCCTGGGATCGTTGCGACAAGTTTGTCGTGACGCATGGGGCGTTCGGGGCCATTGGTTACGACAAGGGAAAGTTCTACCGCTGTCCCGCCTTCACCGATCAGGTCGTAGACACCATGGGGGCTGGGGATGCGTTCTTCGCCGTGACCGCACCCATGGCCAGGTACGGAAAGATGGAAGACCTGCTGCGGATCGGTAACGCCGCTGGCGCCATCAAGACCCAGATCGTCGGACATCGCAGTTCGGTCACCAAGGAGGCGCTGATTGAATTCCTCCGAACTCACTGAAGCGATCAAGCTCGCGCGCCGCACGTATATCATCGGGAACGGTGGTAGTTATGCGAACGCGATGCACATCTGCAACGATCTGCTCTCGCGCGGCGTCAGGGCATACACGCTCGACCCCGCGACGATGGCAGCATTCGGTAACGATCACGGCTGGAGCCGCGTATTCGCGCGCTGGATCGACGTGGTTGGCGAGCCAGGCGACCTGTTGATCGCGCTATCAGGATCAGGGACATCGCCGAACATCCTATACGCCATCGAGATCGCCGAGAGGCGCGGCATGGTCGTCGAGAGGATTTTCGGCAAGGAGCGCGGGCTGAATATGCAGCACGCCGAGGAACAACAACTCACAATCGGGCACGAAGTATGGAAGCTGCTGGGCTTGTAGCCTTCGAGAACAAGGTGGCTGCGGCGTTCGAGGCGCGGAAGATCCGCGCGCCGATCCATCTGGTTGGCGGGAACGAGGATCAACTCATCTCTATTTTCAAGGAAGTCAAGCCGACAGACTGGGTGCTATCGACATGGCGCTCGCATTATCATGCCCTGTTGCATGGCGTTCCGGAGAAGCGCGTCATGGCCGAGATATTCGCTGGGCGTTCCATGATGCTGCACTTCCCAGAATATCGCTTCATGACGAGCGCGATCATGGGCGGGATGCTGCCGATCGCATGCGGGCTGGCTGCGGCTGGCAACCGTGTCTGGTGCTTCGTCGGCGACATGGCTGCGGCAAGCGGCATGTTTCATGAAGTAACGCAGTACGCTCATGGACACGTTCTCCCGGTGACATTCGTCGTCGAGGACAACGGGCTATCTACCAACACTCCGACCGAGAGAATCTGGAAACCAAACGGCGCGTTTTCTACGAACTGGCCATCTCTCTCCTACAAATATCAGCGAACCAGACCGCATTGCGGCAGCGGCGTCTATGTCGCCTTTTGACATCGCCATCAATCTCGAGATGCGCAAGCTGTCGAAGCTGCCAGAGACGATCTTCGTCGGCCAGTCTGTCGCCTACGATGGCGCCGCGATCCACACGTCCCTTGACGGAGTGCCAGCCGAGAAGCGCCTGGAGATGCCCGTTGCCGAAGAATTCCAGATGGGATACTGCATCGGCCTTTCCATCGCAGGGAAGCTGCCGATCTGCATCTACCCGCGCATGGACTTCATGCTTCTTTGCGTCAACCAACTCGTGAACCATCTCGACAAACTGCCGACGTATGGGTGGAGGCCGAAGGTCATCATCAGGACAACCGTTGGCAAGAAACGCCCGCTCGACGCCGGCCCGCAGCACACGCAGAACTACACCGAGGCGTTCCAGAAAATGCTGCATACCGTTGCTGTTCGCGAGGTGCGCGTTCCACAGGAAGTAGCATTCGCCTACGACTTCGCGCTCAAGTCCGACCGATCGACCCTTATCGTGGAGAACGAATGGAAGCCGTGACCGTGATTTTCGATGAACTTGTGCCTGTTGAGGCGCAAGGTGTAGCATTGCTCGCATTCGAGAAGCATCTCAGGGATCTGACAGGTATGGACGTGCGGGTGTTCAAGCAGAAGATGGGCGACGATCTGAAGCGTCGCCGCGAGATGACGATCATCCAAAGGGACAACCTGTGAGCGCCGCGCTTCCCGAACTTCACGAGAAGATCATCAACCCGAACGAGCTCCTGCTCGACGGGACGAAGGTAGGCTGGTATCCGGAACGCATCGCCGCATGGCAGCGCGGCGAGAAGATCGCACCGATCACAATGGACGTGGCCTGGACGCGCAAGTGCAACTACGCCTGCGAGTTCTGCTACGCGACCATGCAGGCCAGCAAGGGCAAGGAGATCACCCGCGAGATCGCCCTGCAGTTCCTCGAGGACGCGGCTGAAATCGGGGTGAAGGGTGTTTCTCTCATTAGCGATGGCGAGTCGTCGATTGTTCCGTTCTATGCTGAGTCGATTGAGCATGGAGCCAAGTGCGGCCTCCAGATCGGCATCGGGACCAACGGCAAGGTGCTCAAACGAGCGATGCTCGAGCGCATCCTTCCGCACCTGTCGTATCTGCGGTTCAACTTCTCTGGTGGTACACGAGACGGTTACTCAAGAATAATGGGCGTGAAGCCCGAGTGGTACGACGTTGTAATCCAGAACGTGCGCGACGCCATGGACATCAAGCGCCGCGATGGCCTTGGCGTAACGATCAACATGCAACTCGTGTGCGATCCGAAGAACGAGGAGGAACTACTTCCGTTCGCCGCTCTCGCCTCCAGCATCCGACCGGACTACGCGATCATCAAGCACTGCGCCGACGACATCGATGGCACCCTCGGCACCGACTACACGAAGTACGCTCAACTCAACGACACTTTCGACAAGATCGAGGCCATGGGCGACGCGACATTCCGCGTGATGGTCAAGCGCGATCGCATGAAGGACGAGGGCAAGCGCGACTACGCGAAGTGCTTCGGGCCGCCGTTCATCACGCAGATGTCAGGCAACGGCCTGATCGCTCCCTGCGGGTTCCTGTTCAACGAGAAGTACAAGGCGTTTCACATCGGCAATATCTGCGACACGCGGTTCCGCGATCTGTTCCATTCGGACAGGTACTGGGAGGTCATGCGGTATCTAGCGAGCGATGAATTCGATCCACGCTCTCGCTGCGGCCCGAACTGCCTGCAGACACAGACGAACTCGTTCCTGTTCAAGTACGTGAAGGGCGAAGTGGCGCTGCCGACAGGCCAGACGCCGCATCACCTTGGTTTCCTCTAGGAGAAACGAATGCCAGATGGCGAAAACCAGCAGCAACAACAGCAGCAGGCGAAACCGTGGTACGACGGCGTTCCTGGATTCGATCAGGAAATGTTGGGCCACCTTCAGAACCGCGCTTGGGACAAAAAAGCCGCGCCAGAGGTAGCGGTCGAGGCGATCAAGGCATGGAAAAGCGCCGAACGTCTCGTCGGCGTGCCATCCGAGCAGGTTCTTCGCGTCCCGAAGGATGCGGCCGATGAAGCGGGATGGTCTGCGGTGTGGTCGCGCCTCGGAAAACCCAAGGAAGCAAAGGAATATGACTTCTCTGCCATCAAATTCTCCGACGGCACTCCGCTGGACGATGCGTTTGCTGAATCCGCGCGCCAGTGGGCCTTCAAGTTCAATCTCCCCAAGGATGCGGCTACCGGGATCACACAGGAATTCGCAAAGTTTCTCGATACGGCGGACACGTCTGAGAAAACCGAGCGCGAAGCCAAGCTGGTCGAGCAGAAAGCCGCTCTCAAGAAGAACTGGGGAGCAAACGAAGCTGCGAACATGTTCACCGCAGGGCGTGCGGCTACGGCGTTGGGCGTGGCCCCCGAGACAGTTGCTGCACTAGAGGGCGTCATCGGGTACGACAAGATCATGGACATGTTCCTGTCTATCGGTCAGAAAATCGGCGAGGACAAGTTCGTGCGCAGTGATGCTCCTGGCAGCAAGGGCGGCCCCATGACGCGCGAGCAGGCCATCGCCAAGCGCACCGATCTGATGAGCGATCCGGTGTGGGTGAAGGCGTATCAGGACGGTGACAAGGCTAGGTTACGCGAAATGATGGGCCTCAATTCGATCATCACAGGGATAGCGATCAATGCCTAGCGTATCCAAATCACAACGTCGTCTGATGGCCGCAGCCGCGCATACAAAGGGTGGCTATGGCGGTGTCTCGCAGTCTGTCGGCAAGGAATTCAACCAAGCCGACAAAGGGCGGCCGGCGCCGAAACGTGAGCGTGTTGCTGCGCGCAAGGCCAAGAAGCACTGACCTTGCAGTACAAGTTCCACGAATCAGACGACGTGTTCGACGAGAGCCGCTCTTGGCGGTGGCGGGTGATCCGCGCATCTATGGGCACCACTCCTGGCGCGATCGTCATGGCAATGTTCGCCAAGGTGCCACAGAACGGTCCAGCCTACGGACAGACATGCGACATCCTTCCGAACGGAATCGTCATTACTCCGCATCGCGTCGCCGGGAAGTGGACAGAGCAGCGTCCCATCGGGAGCCTCATCGCGGTGAGGGATAGCATGCGCAGACTGGCGGATCATTGCAAGTTACCGGACAAGGAACGCGATGCGCTATTCGAGGAACTGCGGAAATGGGTGCGGAAGGACTACAGGGCGGTATCGGGGGTGTAATGGAAAACGTAGAAAAGATACTCATCCGCATCGAGGTTCACATCGGCGACAAGATTCTTGAAGCCGAGGAGGAATATGTTGGTGCGCAGACGTTCATCAACCTAGTCGCAGCAGCAAAGCGCGGAATAGCGGAACACACAAATTGAAAGTCGTTCTCGTCCACGGCACGTTCGATCTGCTGCATCTTGGGCACATCAGGCTGTTCAAGGAAGCGTCCAAACTCGGCCGCGTGATCGTCACGATCACTGGCGACAAGTATGTGACCAAGCGCCGCCTCGTCTTTTCGCAGGAGGAACGTGCGGAGATGATCCGCGAATGCCGTTCTGTCAGTGACGTTCGGATCGTCAGCGACGCGACCGGGATACCAGCGATCATGGCGGTGAGGCCGGACTTCTACGTGAAGGGCGGTGATTACTCTGGCGCAGGG